AAAATTCTGATGGTGAAAGAAACACCGAGAACAAACTGAAAGGAAGATTGATTATGAAAAGACAGTTTTTGGAAGAAATGGGACTTACCAAGGAGCAAGTTGACAAGATACTTGACGAAAACAGTCAAGATATCGGCAAGGCAAAAGGTGAAGTTACCAAAATTCAAGCAGACCTCGACACAGCAAAAAAAGAAGTTGAAAATCTGACTTCACAGCTTGGTGACCGAGATAAGCAACTTAAAGACCTTAAAAATTCAACAGATGATGTTGAGGGGCTTAAAACAAAGATTGCACAGCTTGAAGATGAAAACAAGAATGCGGCAGAGGCTCATAAAACCGAGATTAAGCAGTTGAAAATCAACTCGGCGGTAGAGGCAGCTCTTGTTTCGGCTAAAGCAAAGAACGCTAAGGCTGTTATGCCGTTTCTTAATCTTGATGATGCAGAGTTATCGGATGACGGCACGGTCAAAGGTCTTAAAGAACAAATCTCAAAGCTTATTAAGAGCGATGACACAAAATTCTTGTTTGCAGATTCAAAAACACAAATCAAAGGTGCTCAAATCGGCGAATCAGGCGACGATGACGGTGAGCATAAGGTAGACACCTCCAAAATGACATATACGGAAATGTGTGCTTATCTTGAACAACATCCTGATGCAAAAATTTAATTGTGAAAGGAATTATTAAAAATGGCAAAATTTGATTCAAAATCATTTAATCCGCAGGCATTTGGCAAGTATGTTGACCGAGTGCCAAACCCAAAGAAAAAGGAACTTGCTAAGTCAGGCGCTATCGGCTCAAACGAACAGGCAAGAGAAGCTTTGTCAAGTCAGACAGGCTCACTTTATTGCAGAGTACCATATTACGGTACTATTTCAGGCAAAACCTCGCAGAACAACACAGGTGCAACTGATATTGTGTCAAGCAATACCACTACATTCGAGCAGGGCTTCATCGTTGCTTCAAGAATGGACGGTTGGACAGAAAGAAGCTTCAGTAAGAACATTACAGCCGGTGTTGACTTTATGAATAACGTTGCTGAGCAGATTGCTGATTATAAGCTTGATGTTAAGCAGGATATCATTCTTGCAATCTTGAAAGGCATTTACAGTATGAGTACATCAGGCTCAACAGTTGCAGCAAAGGCTGCTAAAACCTTTATCGACAAACATACATATGATATTACTGCTAATGAGGGTGAGGATGCCTATGTAGGTGCTAAAACTCTTAATTCGGCTATGCAGAAAGCTTGTGGCGACAATAAGGATATTTTCAAGCTTGTAATTATGGACAGTACCATTGCTACAAATCTTGAAAACTTGCAACTTCTTAAATATTTTACTTATACAGATAAGGACGGCCTTACAAGAGAACTTGCCCTCGGCAGTTGGAACGGCAGAGCAGTGCTCGTTGATGACGGTATGCCTACCGAGGATATTCCTGCTGTTAAGGCTGATGAAAGCAAAGGTATTAAGGCTGTTGAAGCTTATACTAAGCATACCTCTTATGTTCTTGGTTTAGGCTCAATTATTTGTGATGATATCGGCGATTCAGTTCCTTATGAAATGAGCCGTGACCCTAAAACAAACGGCGGTCAGGATACACTCTATACCCGTGACCGTTATATTTGTGGTGTTGACGGTATTTCATTTGAAAAGCCTGCATCTCTTACAGCTTCGGCATCTAACGATGACCTTTCTAACGGTGCAAATTGGTGCATTATTAACGACGGCACTGAGGCTATTGCTGATAAGGCAATCGCTATTACAAGAATTATCTCAAAGGGATAAGAGGGGGTTGTTAAATGACAACCGAGGTATCCGATACAATTCGTTCATTTATTAAGGCTATATCAGCCGTTCTTAACGATTCAGCCTTTGACGATGAGCTTATATTGCTTATCTTAAAAAGGCTTGAAACGTTGGGATACAAGCTTACTGTAAACGATAATAATGTGTGGCTTATTGCTTTTTCAATTAATGAGGTAGTAAGCCACATTAAAAATTTCTGTAATATCTCAGCAATACCTAAAGAACTCAATCATATTGTCATTGAAAGAGTGGCAGGTAATGTTTTGTATAACCAAAAGTCAACAGGACAGTCGGACGATTTACCTGTTGATTTGGAAATAGCGGTAAAATCCGTTCAAACAGGCGATACAAACGTTACCTTTGCCATAGGTGAGGGTTCTATGACTGATGAACAGCGCTTTGATGCGATTGTTTCTTCTTTACTTAATACAGGTGAGGGTGAATTGATATGCTTTCGCAAAATCAAATGGTAAGAAAAGCTATTGAAAGTACATATATTGGCAAATGCACAGTGATTGAGCATAAAAAGACTGTTAATGCTAATCATACAACTTCATTTAATGATGAAGTTGTATATAAAGATGTGCCTTGCCGATTGTCTTTTAAAACGGCAAATCCTACGGCTCAAAGTGATTCGGTTAATTCTGTTGCGCAGATAATTAAGCTGTTTTTGCCGCCTGATTATTCTATTTTTCCCGGCTCAAAGATTGTTGTTACTCAAAACTGTGTTACTGCTGAATACAAAAATACAGGACAACCGTTTATTTACGATTCGCACCAAGAAATTGAACTTGAATTATTTAAGGAGTGGGCATAATGAGTTGTGATACAAAGGCTTTTGAAGAACTTATTAATACTCTTGAAAATGAGCAAAGCCGTATTGATGATTTTTGTAAGGATTGTTCAATAAGGATTGTATCAGAAATATTTAAAAAAGCGGCAAAACGAAGCCCTGTTGATACAGGTGCTTTGAGAAGAGGTTTTACTATAACCGATAACCTTGAAATGTCAAAAATCGGCAATACATTTAAGACAAGTGTTACTAATAATACTTCGTATGCCGATTATGTTGAGTTCGGACACAGAATAAAGAACAGCGACAAGTTTGTTGACGGCTTTAAAATGTTGAGTACAGCAGAGGACGAGGTAAGAAATGTTATACCGACCTATCTTGAAAGAAGAATGAAAAAAGAGTTTGGAGATTTGTTTACTAATGGCTGATTTATTAATTAATGGCGTATGCAATGCTTTATATAACGAGTTCGGCGATGATTACGAATACTATATTGATGAAATTAAGCAGGGTTTAAATAAATCCTGCTTTTTCATTAGTTATGTTCGCAACGCTCAAAACAGATTTATAAATAATCGTTTGCGCTCTGAAAATCGTATATCAATTCTGTTTATACCAATTGATGATGTGAGCGCCGAAAAGCGTAGCGAGATATCCAACAGGCTTTATACCTGTTTGGATTGTATTGATGACGGAGAGGATAAGTTTTTCGGTAAGGATATGCAATGCGAGCCACTTAGCGACAATATGCTCAATTTTCAGGTAAGCTATAACTTCTTTAAAAAGGTAGTCGGTGATAATGTAGACAAAATGAATGAGTTGAAATTAAATCAAAGGTGATTAAATGAAAAAAACAGAAACAAAATACACAAAAGAGCAGTTGATTAACTCGGATGCTTTTTCAAGTAATCGAGATTTGTTGACTGCTCTTCTTATTGACGGCGAAATATATACCGTTAAAGAAACTCACGAATTAATCAAAAAGTATTTGAAAGGAAAGGTGAAATAATATGGCTTTTGGCGGCGGTGCTTTTACAGCACAAAACAAGACTTTGCCGGGTGCATATATTAACTTTGTATCAGCGGCTAATGCATCATCTGCTTTATCAGACAGAGGAATTGCAACAATTGCATTGCCTCTTAATTGGGGTGCGGATGATAAGGTGTTTATGGTGACAGCTTCGGATTTTAAAAAGAACAGCAATACGATTTTCGGCTATTCGGTTGATGCCGACGAGCTTAAGCCTGTGCGTGAAATCTTTAAGAACGCTATAACACTTCATTGCTTCCGCTTAAATGGTGGTGGCAAGCAAGCTGAATGTACCTTTGCAAAAGCAAAATACACAGGCACAAGAGGAAACGATATTGCTATTGTGATTGAGAAGAATGTTGACGAGCAAAGCAAATTTGATGTTAAAACAGTTTTTGATAATAAAACTGTTGATATTCAAACTGTAGCTAAGGCAAGTGAACTTGTTGATAATGATTTTGTTACATTCATTTCATCAGCTAATCTTATCGTGACAGCTAAAACTGCCCTTACAGGTGGTACTAACGGTACAGCAGACGGTGAATCACACCAAAAATACCTTGATAAAATTGAGAGGTATTCATTTAACGCAATGGGTGTTGCAACTGAGGACGACAGCACAAAAGAGCTTTACATAAGCTTTTGTAAGCGACTTCGTGATGAGGTGGGCAAGAAATTTCAGCTTGTTGTTTATAACAAGAAAGCTGATTATGAGGGTGTTGTCAACCTTAAAAATGATGTTACAGACGGTGCTACAAAGGCAGACCTTGTTTATTGGGTGACAGGCCTTATTGCAGGTGTTGCAGTCAATAAATCTTGCACTAATACTAAATATGACGGCGAATATACCGTTAATGTTGATTATACGCAGGCACAGCTTGAACAGGCTATCAAAGACGGCGAGTTCACGCTTCAGCAGAGCGATGATAATATTTGTGTATTATCCGATATCAACTCTCTTGTTACTGTTACAGTTGCAAAGGGCGATGACTTTAAATCTAATCAGACGATTCGAGTTCTCGACCAAATTGCAAATGATATTGCTGTTATGTTCAACACAAGATATCTTGGTATTATTCCTAATGACCGAGGCGGCAGAAATTCGCTTTGGAAAGATATTGTTAAGCATCACAAGGAATTAGAGCAAATCAGGGCGATTGAGGACTTTAACAGCGATACAGTTATCGTTGAGCAGGGTGACACAAAGAAATCTGTTGTAGTGACAGAAGCGGTTACGCCTGTAAATGCTATGGAACAGCTCTATATGACTGTTACAGTACAGTAAAAAGGGAGGTATAAGATACAATGACTAAAAGTATTATGAATGCAAAAGATACCGTATCTGCGAAACTTGCAGAGTGTTATGTTACTGTCGACGGAAACAGATACAATTTTATGCAGGCAATTAAGCTTGAGGCTAAGGTTGAAAAGACCAAAACCGAAGTACCTATTTTGGGTAAAACAGGTAAGGGTAATAAGTCTACAGGTTGGAAAGGCTCAGGCTCTGCAACATTCCATTATAACACTTCAATTTTCCGTGAACTTCTCGAAAGATATAAGAGAACAGGCGAAGATGTTTATTTCGATATTGAGGTTACCAACGAGGACCCGACTTCAAGCGTAGGCTTACAGACCGTAAACCTTATCAATTGTAATATTGACGGCGGCATCCTTGCAAAATTTGATGCCGACGGTGAATACCTTGACGAGGATATGGACTTTACTTTTGAGGATTTTGAAATTCCTAACAAATTCAACAAGCTTGCAGGAATGTAAGCAAAATAATTATAGGGGGCTGATTATTCAGTCCCTTACTTTTTTAAAAACGAAAGGATAAATAACTATGTCAAAATTCAGTAGATTTCTTAAAGAAAATAAAGCAGTAAGGGAAAATGTTAAGTATGTCCCTACGAAGTCATTTACCGATGAAAACGGCAATCCGATTGAATGGACTATTAAACCGCTTACCACTAAAGAAGCTGAGGCTATGAGAGATAAGTACACAAAGGATGTACCTATTCTTGGTAAACCTAATCAGTTTAAACAACAGCTTGATGTTGCTAAGTATAATGCTTCTCTTATTGCAAAATCGGTTGTTGAGCCGAATCTTAATGATGCTGAGTTACAGGACAGCTACGGCGTAAAGACACCTGAGGCTCTTATTGTTGAGATGATTGATAACCCCGGCGAATATTCACAGTTCCTTGTTTTCGTGACAGAACTCAATGGCTTTACTGACATTAACGATGATGTCGAAAAGGCAAAAAACTAATTCAAGAGGACGGAGATGCGGCTTATGCGCACTACGCCCTCCAAAAATTACGAATATTGCCCTCAACTTTTGCGAATTTATCGCAAAAAGAAAGAGCCTTTATTATAGCTTCTATTGATTTAAGAGTAGAGGCTGAGGACAAGGCTCGAAAAGATTTAAAATGAAAGGACTGATAAAATGGCAACTATAACAACTACACTAACTATTGCTGACAGAATGACAGCACCGTTGCGTAATATCACTTCTGCTTTGCAGTGCACTGTTGATGCCTTGCATTCAGTCAATACGGCTACTGTTAAAGGTTTTGATACTACTGCTGTTAATAAGGCACAAAGGGCGATAAATATGTGCAATAATGAAATTAACAAAATAAATTCCACAGTGGTTACGGCAGGAAATTCAGTTCAGCGTTCTACGGCACAAATGAGTAGCAGTTTTAACAATACAAAGTCATCAATATCAAGTTTCCTTTCTGCTATTGGTGGTATAACTATTGCAAAAGGTATCGGTAGTATGATTTCAAGCCGATTAAGTAGTGCTTTTAGCAGAATTGATACCATGGATAACTATAATCGAACTATGACTGCCATTACAGGTAGCAGTCAAATGGCGAAAGCATCGCTAAACAGTATAAGAGATTCAGTTACCGGGACAGGATATAATCTTGATACTGCGGCGATTGCAGTTCAAAACTTTGTTACAAGGGGTATGAATATCGGCAATGCTACAAGCGAGGTTACAAAGTGGCTCGATGCTGTTTCATTTTATGGGGCAGGCACAGACGAACAACTAAGTACTGTTACTGATGCACTTGGTAAAATGATGTCAAAAGGCACAGTTGAAATGGAACAGTTAAACAGAATAACTGATGTCGGTATCGGTGCTGTTGAAATTTATGCTCAGGCAACAGGACAAAGTGCGAGCGCTGTTCAAAATGCTTTGAGTAAAGGTACCATCAGTTCACAAAACTTTATTACGACTGTTTCTACGGCGTTTGAAGAGGGTACTAACGGTGTATTGAAAATAGCAGGTGCGGCGCAGAACGCTTCGGCATCGTATGAAGCTACTGTGAATAATATGTATGTTGCAATTACAAGAGGCTTGCAGGATGCAATTATTGAAATTGATGCGGCGGTAGAAAAAACTTTCGGAAAAGACATAAAAACAATTATATCGGATTTCGGAAAGTTTGCTGAAACTACAATTGGCAATTTGGGTACAGCGGCAGGTAATTTAATAATTATGCTTGGTCCTGCTTTTCAAATCGTTAATGGTTGGATAGAAAAGGCTATAAATAACATTGATAGTATAATACCTGTGGTTGCCGGTGTTGTAGGAGCTGTTGGTGTGTTTAAAGGCTCACTTATTCTGTTGAATACAGTTCAAGCAATTCATAATGGGCTGATAGGAATTGCAACAGCAAAAGCTGCTATGAAAGCAAAAGCTACATTGTTTGAAGCGGCGGCAACAGAAACAGCCGCAGGGGCACAAGTTGGTTTAAATGCGGCAATGCTAGCCTGTCCTGCTGTTTGGGTTATCGGAATAATATTGGCGGCTATTGCAGTTATTACAGCTTTTGTCACAAAGTTTAACGGCTTTAAAACTGAAACTACAACAGGCTTGCAGAATTTAGCAGGCTCGGTCTTTGTCGTCGGTGCAGGTATTTATAATTTTGTTATAGGAATTTTAAACGGTATTATTCAATTATTGTATATGCTTTTGGTTAAGCCGGTAGAGGATGTTATGAATTGGGTTTATAATGTTTTTACAGGCGGATTTAACAGTATGCAGGATGCTTTTACTAATCTATTAGCAAAAATGCTTGGAGGCTTAGTAAGCTTTGCACAGGCATTTACAAGAATTTGGGACGATATTACAGGTCAAAATTTTACTGCTAAGCTTGATTCGGCAAAGTCATATTTAGACAGAGTAGGCGCAAACGTAAACTATACTAAAAAATTTGATTTTGCGCCTAAAGGCATCAATCGAAAAAGCTATAAAGATGCTTATGGCAAAGGTTTAGCATTTGCTAACAAAATGACCTCTAAACTTGTTGTTGATAAAAACAATAATGATTTAGCTGATTTGCTTAATAAAATTTCAAATTCAACTGCTTCCACCGCTAACAGCGCATCAAGTATAAGTGATTCAGTTGCCACTACAAGCGAAAATATTGAATACTTAAAGGATATGGCGGAAGAACAGATTATAAATCGCTATACTAACTCTGTTAATGTTGAAATGATTAATCATAACAATATTAACAGTGACCTTGATATTGACGATGTGACAGAGCATTTGAGAAGTACGATTGAGCAAGGGCTTAACTCTAACGCAGGGGGTAATCATTAATGTATTTAATGCAAATCGATGAATTTGTTTTTCCGATTACACCAAGCAAAATAACTCAAACAATGAAAAGCAATAATGAAACTGTCACTCTTATTAATGAGGGTGAGGTTTCTTACTGCAAATCGCCGAGTTTAAGAGAGTTTAATATAAGTGACCTTATATTGCCACGATACAATTATCCTTTTGCGGCTGTGGGTAAATCAGGCACACCTGAGGCTTATGTTGAACAGCTTAGGGCTTACCAAACGGCTAAAAAGGTTGTTGCTTTTACGATTACAAGAAAATCGCCTAACGGTGCTACTGACAGCAATTACGAAAGCAAAAGCTATAAGGTTACCGTTGAAAATATCGAGGTAACCGAGGATGCTAAAGACCTTGGCACTGATGTATCAATAAATTTGACACTCAAAGAGTATAAAACTTGGGGCGCTAAAAGGCTAACGGCCAAGCCGCCTAAAACGGTTAAGACCAAAAAGAATGATACACTTTCAAGCCTTGCAAAAAAGTATTTCGGTGATACAGCAAAATGGAAAACAATTTACAATCTTAATAAAAAGACTGTTAAAAATTCCAAAAAGAAGCTACTTAAAAAGCTGAAAACCAATAAGGATAGGAAAAAAGCAAAATTGCTTCCCGGTCAAACGCTTAAGCTCAAAAAGACGGCTAAGAAGAAAAGGAGATAATCTATTATGGCGAATACAGGACTATTCGGACAGACAATGAATTTTGATACCTTTGTTTCTACATTTCTTGGCAAAGCAACTGATTATGACAGGGCTTACGGCGTTCAATGTGTCGATTTGATTTTGCTGTATATCGAAAAATGTATCACAGGTAAAAGTGCAGGCTTTAAAGGAAATGCTAAAGAGTGGTGGCTTAACCGTAAGTCGTCAACGTGGTTAAAAAACAATTTTGTTTTTATTACACCGACTTATAAAAAGAATAATGAGGTACAAAAGGGTGATATAGGAGTTAAAACGTCAGGTGGTGGCGGAAACGGTCATATCTTTATTATTGCAGGTGGCAATTCAAACGGTCGTTTCACTTATTACGACCAAAATGGAACAGGCAAGCACGATAAAATGTCTATCCGTATGGGTATTCCGTATAACAAGAATACTATTAACGGTATTCTTCGCCCAAAAAATCAAAGCAAATTAGGCAATTCGATACCTAATATAAAGTCTGATAAGAATGGTAGTTCTACGAGCAATGGAAACATAACAGGCGGCGGTACTGCTGCAAGCAGCGGCACGAAAAATAATCAAAGCTCAACAACAAAAGATACTTCGGCAGAAGAAATTAAGTATTTGAAAAAAATACTGAAAAATAAAACCAAAGTATCAACGGCAGTTAAGAACGTTACCATTACTGATACTAATAAGCAAAACCGTACATATGTTCAAACCGTTTGGCGGCATTTTACTACTACCCAAGGCTCATATATTGATAGGTATGTTCCTGTTAAAGAGGGCGCTAAAATTACTTGGGAAAGAAAAGGCACACCGGGGCAATTTGATTTTGAGGTTGTTTATGACGACAACCACAAATATAACATTCAAGAGGGCGACTGTATTATTGTTTCTCTTTGCAAAAGTGACGGAACTGACCCGAAAACAATGTTTGTAGGATATGTTTTTACAAAGAAAATCTCAAAAGACCGCATTTACAGCTATGTTGCTTATGACCAACTGCGTTATCTGAAAAATAAGGACTTCCTTATATACAAAAAGAAAACGGCATCGCAGGTCATTAAAACGGTGGCTAAGCGAATGAATTTGAATTGCGGTTCAATAGCAGATACAAAATATAAAATGTCAGCTATAGAAGAGGGTTCGGAATGCTTCGATATTATTCAGGATGCGCTCGACAACACTATGCTTGAAAAAAGTCAAATATATGTTCTTTATGATAATTGCGGTAAACTGACATTGAAAAATATAAGCAATATGAAAAGGAATAGTTGCGTGGTTGATGTTGAAACAGCGCAGGATTATTCACTTGAAACCTCAATTGACAGTAATACATACAATCGAGTGAAAATTGTTTATGAAAAAACAAACAAAGATGATAAGAAAACAACCTATCATACTATTGTTTATCAGTCGTCAAAAAGCATCAATCAATGGGGTGTACTTCAGCTTTACGAAAAGGTGGATAATATCAAGGTTGCAAAACTAAAGGCACAGGCATATATGAAAATGTATAACGCTAAAACAAAGAGCCTTACCGTTAAAGATGTAATCGGCGATAGAAACGTAAGGGCAGGCTCAATGGTGCCTGTTATTATGAATTTGCCTAACTGTAAGATAAGCAGTTATTTGCTTGTTGAAAAGGTAACGCATAAATTTGAAAACGGAAAGCATACAATGGACCTTATTCTTTCAGGAGGTGGCTTTAATGGCAAGTAACTCTAATCTTGTTCAATTAATGAAAAGGGCGGCGATAGAGGCTGTGGATGCTTCTAAGCCCTGCATTATTAAGCTTGGCAGGGTTAAAAATGTCAGCCCTTTAAAAATATCGCTCGGTCAGAAAATAACAGTTGATGAGAGCTTTTTATATGTGACAAAAACAGCACGAGATAATATTAAGAAAACAGAAACGAGAGTAGTTTTACTCCGTCAGCAGGGCGGCGGTAAATATCTTGTTTTGGATGTTTTAGATTAGGAGGAAAAAATGGCATTTTCAAATGATGATTACATTTATGACGATGATATTATTGACGAATCGGCAGATGACGAGATTGATGATGAAGTCGATATTTCATCTTATCCTAATCGCACATTCAAAATGAATACAGCCGCTAAACGTTTTAGCGGAATGATTGACGAAGAAGATAGCGAAAGCGCTATAAGACAAGTCGTTTCTTGTATTTTGAATACGCAAAGATATAATGATGAAGCCTTTAGCAGTGACTACGGTTTTGAGTATCAAGATTTAATAGGTCAAGATAAAGACTATGTTTGTGCTGTTTTGCCGAGCAGAATTAAAGAAGCTTTAACAATGGACGACCGTATTGAGGACGTTACAGATTTTGATATTTCTGTAAAAAAGAAAAATGTTTTTGCAAAGTTCACAGTAGTAACGGCTGATGAAGATCTTGAAATTGAAACGGAGGTGAATATAAATGTATGAAAATCAAACTTTTAATACAATTATGCAAAGAATGCTAAATAATGTATCTGATGATATCGACAAACGAGAGGGTTCTATTATTTATACCGCCCTTGCTCCGCTTGCGTTGGAACTTGAAACATATTACGAGGCACTTGACGAGGTGTTGACAGAAACATTTGCCGACACAGCATCCTATTATTATTTAACCAAAAGAGCCGCCGAAAGAAATATATATCCGATTGAAGCGACACCGTCAACTTTGCGAATGATGGCAGACCCACCAACTGCCGAGATTGAGGTGGGAGATAGATTTACTTCGGAAGATTATGAGCTTACCTTTGAAGTAATAAGCGGTGATGATATTACAGGTGCTTATGATATTGTTTGTGTTACAGAGGGAATTATAGGCAATCTCGAAAGCGGAACGCTTATACCTGTTGATGAAATTAACGGTCTTGAAAGTGCAAAAATTCAAGGAGCAGTTCTTTATGATGATAAGGGTAATAAAATCCTTGATGACAATGGCAATGAAACTTATAAAAGTGCTGTTATCGTTCCCGGAGTTGACGAAGAAGATGTGGAAACATTTCGTGAAAGGTATTTTAGTTCCTTGCAAAGTAAAGCCTTTGGCGGCAATCGTGAGGACTATATCAATAAGATTAAAGAAAACAGTCAAGTAGGTGCTTGCAAGGTTATGCGTTCGAGCATAACGGAGTATGTTCCTAATGATACAGTTAAGCAGTGGATAAGTGAAATTGCTGTTGATAGCACGGTGTCTACTGATATAAAAAGCTGGCTTTCTGATGTAACTACGGCAATTATAAATAATAAACTCTCAACAGGTGGAAATGTCGAGGTGTATATCCTTGACAATAATCTAAATGAACCGAGCGAGGAACTTATTAAAGAATTGAAAACCACCTTAGACCCGACTGACGGCGGTGGTGATGGCATAGTTCCGATAGGACATTGTGTAAACGTTCAGAGTGCAAAGCTTGTTAATGTTGATTTTGATATTACCGTTTCATTGAAGCAGGGCTATTCGGTTGATGATGTCAAAGCATCTGTTAAAGAGGTTGTTAATAGCGCCTTAGCTGATTATAAGAGTGAGTGGGAAACAAGCGATAATACGGAACTTACCTCAATTCAGTTTTTAACTGCTATATATAACGAGTGCAGTAATTATATTACAAATGTTTCCTGCACTTTGAATAACGGTCAAAGCGTTACTTTAGATGAAATAAGTGTTGCCACTCTCGGAATACTTAAAATAAATGATGAGGTGATTTCATAATGGAAACAGATAATGAAACCAAAACCTTATTAGAATATTTGCCGCCGTTTTTGCGTGAATATTATGAATTCAAGCAGCTTTGCAAATCGGGCGATATTGAGGTTTCGAGTATTGACAAAGCGGTTGATTGGAATTTTGATTCAGCATTTATTTCGGATTGCGATGCAACCGTATTGTCCAAATATGAGCAGCTTTTGGGAATTATTCCTACTTCGAGCCAAAGTATTGAAAATCGAAGAAACAAGGTGCTGTTGCAATGGAATACAGTGGCAAGTATGACTTTGCCGCAATTTATTTCAAAGCTTCAAGAATACTGCGGCAAAGATAATTTTACTGTTGACAACAGCAGAGAGCAATTTTATCAACTTGCTATATGGCTCAATATTCATAAAGTCGATATTCCGCTTATTAAAGATTTTATCGATACGTGGTTGCCTATGAATGTGAATTACACGCTGAACGGCAAAACTGAAATCGAAGAAAGTTTAAAAATCGGTTTTCTTACAAAAATCGAGGAACGAAATCAAATAAGCGTTGAAGAGTACAACGATGACACAATTGTGTATTGTGCCGATGATGAAAATAACGTAATTCTCGATGATGACGGAAATATACTGATTCTCGATGAATAGAAAGGAAAAATAAATGTTTACTGCATTTAAACTTACTAATAACGGTAAGGCTCTGCATATCGGAGCGGTTAATGGTAACAGCATTAAATTTACTAAGGTTGCTTTTGGTGACGGTGTTGAGAAAACTAATTATTTAGAAGCTACCGAGTTAAGCAATGTTGTTACAAGTGTACCGTTTACCTCTTATGATAATACAAAGCAAAATATCTTAAATCTTAAATGGGAGCTTGACACCTCTAAAATTCCTAAAAGCTTTGATTGGTGCGAATATGGTCTTTATGCTGAAGATAAGGACGGCAATGAGGTTCTTTATGCTTATGCTTATGATAATGCACCCGCAAGGCTTGAAAAAATGGAACAGGGTGTTATTGCTCTTTACGTAGGATATGTTACCGTTACTATAACCGATACAGACAATATAACCGTTGCTGTAGGCGATTATGATACTGTTACGGTTAATCAATTTAAGGAACATACTGAAAATTACGAAAATCCTCATAATGTTACTGCTCAACAAATAGGACTTGGAAAAGTTGAAAATGTTTCATCAAGTGATGCCGTACCAAAATTTACAGAAGCAAACCGATTTGAAAATGTTTCATCAGGCGACAAAACGAGTACGCTTTGGGGAAAAGTGAAAAAAGCGATATCAACGCTTTCAAACCATTTGCTTGATAAAAACAACCCTCATAATGTAATATGGCGGCATATTTTTAGTTCAAGTAATGAGGCGTTGCCTGTTGAATACGGCGGTACAGGTGTAAGCTCTCTTTCTTCAATAGGAATTGAGCCTCTACAAGATTATAAATCACAAGTCACTTTTGGCGCTGTATTTTATAATTTTTACAATTGTCAATTTTATCGTAAAAACGGAATAGTTACAGTTACGGTTACTTGTCAAATTAATAAGGACGTAAACGGCGATGCACAAGCAGGGGATGCAATATTGACATTGCCTGTCGGTATGCGTCCTGCAAATCAGCTATCAGTCATAGGTATTGCAAGTAATAAGGAAATATTTACTGTGGCGATAAATCCTGATGGACAGGCTATTTTTTATTCGTTTGGTTCTCTTTCTATTCAGCAGGCTACGCATATTCGCTTTTCAGCTACTTATCCTGCTGCATATTAAGGAGGTATTATATGGGACTAAGAAAATTCAAAGATATAATTAAATCAATTGGAGCACCTAACAAGGATGATACCTTGTTGGGCGTTTTTAATGGCAAAACAGCTCAAAAGAGCATTGATGATATCCTCAAAGTCGCAGATTACACCGCTCTCCAAAACCGACCTATCACAATTCTAAGCCAAGATTTCAAGGTCAGTGACCTTAAGGAAAGCAGTTTATACTTCGTTAACAGTGACATAAATTGCAAAAAAGAGGACGGAAGGTTGCTTGTGAACTTATACGCAGGCATACTCATTCTTACCGGTCGGGGCGGAGAGGCACAAGTATTCGATTCCGAGAACACTTTTTATGTTAACGACCTTAGCAACGGAGATTGGTTTAATGCTGATTGCAACCATATCACAACGCTTGAAGTCAACGACTTATTAAGTAATTTATCGGATTATAATTTTACATACGGTAGACCGTTAGATTCAAGAAAGAAAATCACTAAAACAATTTCTAATTTTGCTGAAAGTATCACCAAAAAAACAATGGTGCTCGACAGCGGCGATTTGTCAAGTACCATTAGTTCTAACGGCAAATACAGCTTTTTCACAAACGGAATTTTCCGCTTAGGTCATCCTCATGCAGGCACAGGATTTACTCCTCTTGAAATTAAGGTGAATAAAGGCGACACAATATACCTCAAATTCAGCAAAACAGAAACGGAATGCTTATGCGATATTGTCTATATCGGTGATATTGGTAAGAACATTCCTGACGATGCCAACTACAAATACAATCCTATCGACATATGGTCGGGTCAGTTAGGATTCGCCATAGGTGCTACTGAATATGATACAACCTTCTGGGAAATGGTAGTAGGTGCTCAGGGTACTGCTGACGAGATTGACGATTATTTATGTGACCTTCCCTGCGTAAGAACCGGCGGACTTGTATATTCGATTCCAAAAGCATACGGACGTCCCGATTTTAAAGCCGTTACACTCGGCAACGGATTGAAATTCGAGAATGGTGTTTTATCGCTTGATATTGAAAACGGCGACAACTTAAAATACGGCACTTCGACAACAGCCGAGGCAAATGAGGTGACTGCTAATGAGTGATAAAGTGATTATTATAAGTAAATCAAAGCTTGATACTCTTGCTGATACTATTAAATCTAAATCAGGAGCAACAGATAATCTGTCTTTAGATGAATTGGTGCAAAAGGTGCAAGATATTCAAGTTGGCGACAACGGGAACGACGTCGCAACAATAAAACTTCCTTACCTTACAGCAAATTCTGATAATTCATATTTTGAGCTGCCACAAAGTATAATCGATATCCGAGGTATTGAAATTAAATACAGATTTACTGACAGACCGAGCGGTGAGTCTTGGGTTTGTGGAAATTGGAAAAATAATTCGAATACATTTTTGTTGGGCTATTATAATTCAATGCTTCAATTTTCTGTTTCATCTACTGCTCAAATAAGAATACCGTTTGATACTGATTGGCATATCGCTAAAATCGAAAATAACAGATTATTTATAGATGAAACTCAATCTGAAAATGAAATAACGTGGAGTAATTTGAGTGCATTAGGCAATTTGAATATCTTTCGTTCACCTCACACAGGCGGTTGTTTATATAAGGATATATCATATGTAAAAATTACAGATGTAAGCGGAAAAACGCAGACATATTATCCGTATATTATTGAAAATTCTGTCGCATTTGTAAGTGAAGAAAATAGAATTACAAGTAATGGAAGTTTCACTTATCCATTTTCAAACGACTATTACGAAAATCATAAACTATTTTGGGCTTTAGATACTATTGGTTTTGGAAAAAGTAAACCCAAAGCATTTGCCGGTAACAATAGATTATACTATTTTCCACGTTTTATGAATAGTAGATGCCTTGAAATAATTGATTGGAGTGGAGCTTTTTCAGAATGTACTAATTTAACAGAAGCAAATATAAACACAAGTAATGGTACAAATTTCAGTAGTATTTTTTATAATTGTTCCAAATTAATCAATGTAATAAATACAGGTGACTTTTCAAAAGGTTTAGATTTTACTAATGCATTTAGGAATACAAGAGTGACAGATGATGTGATTCAAAAATTTAGTTTTGACAGTATAACAAACGGCTTTGGAATGTTTGGATATGGTACAAAAATTACTCAATTACCAAAGTTCAATCACAAAACTATCACCAATATGGGCGAAATGTTTTGGTCATGCTCTTTGTCAGATTTAGGTACAGAGGATTTAAACTTTCCCAATGTTACAAATGCAGAGTGGGTTTTTGGTGAAACACAAATTACTAAAGTGCCTAATTTAAGTTTTCCTAATGCAACAAGTGCAAAAGGAATTTTTAAAAACTGCTCAAAATTAATAGCTGTATCTAATCTAAGTATGCCTAAAGTAACAACTATGGAAGGAATGTTTTATGGATGCTCAAACTTGGAAAAGTTTCTAACATTGGATTGTAGTGCAGTTACAGAACTATTTAATTTATTTAATGGCTGTTCAAAATTAACAAGTGCTCAGGTTAAATTAATTAATATGAATTCCGCTGCGCAAATCAATGCGCCAAGTATGTTTCAAAATTGTATTTCACTTACGATTCTTAACAAAACAATGGTTGACACAAGTCATTTTTATAATCTTACAGATTTTGTAAATGGTTGCACAGCTTTAGAAAGCATCGATTTAGATATTTCAATAGTTAGATGGTGTATTCGTGCTTTTAAAAATTGTACAAGTTTAAAATCAATTAAGACACTTGATTTTACCAACGCAGCAGATGGCGCATATACTGAATGTTTTAGTGAAACATTTGCAGGATGTTCAGCATTAGAAGATGTTGAAATTGTTCCTGAAAGCATTAAATTTAGTATTTCTTTTGGTAATTCACCACTATTGACAGATGCATCAATCCAAAATATTATAGATGGCTTGGCAACAGTTACAAGCCAACGAACATTAACACTACACACAGATGTGAAGTCAAAATTGACGGACGAACAGAAAAGTGCTATAGCTTCCAAGAATTGGAAACTTGCATAAGACAAAGAGGTGATGATATGACAGATACAATAGCAGTAGCGCTTGTAAGCTTAGTGGGAACGCTTATCGGTACATTCGGCGGAATTATTACCGCTTCAAAGCTTACAAATTATCGAATTGAACAGCTTGAAAGGAAAGTGGATAAGCATAATAATTTCGCCGAGAGAATTCCGCTTATTCAAAACGATATTAAGGTTGCGAATCACAGGATAGACGACCTTGAAGAATTATGCAAAGAACATTTTGTGAAGTAAAGGAGTAAAAGAAAAATGAAAACATTATGTATATCTTTAATCGTTATTGCATTACTTATTTTAGCAGTACAAATTATCACGGAAATAATCAAGGCAATATTCAAGGATAAGGACAATATCGTTTACAACTTGATTGTATTCGGTGTTTCCTTATTCTTAACACTCGTAACAGTCATTGCGGCAA